ATCGACTATCTTCTCAGTTGTTAATGAGCAGCCGGGGTGCTTTTGTCGAAATTGTTCGTGGACGTAGTGGTGTACCAATTGCTTTGCACCTACTTCCTCCTCAGAATACCTCCCCTATTCCCGATGTGAACAACTTTGTTAAAGGGTTTGAGGTAAAGATAAGCGCAATGGAAAAGCGCACTATCCCACCTAAGAATGTTATTTGGATTAGACGCCCACACCCATTAGACCCGTACCTATCCATGACCCCAATGGAGGCTGCAGGCGTTGCTATTGAATTAGAGAACTTAGCAAAAATTTATAACCGAAACTTTTTGATTAACGATGGCCGTCCGGGTGGTCTCCTTGTCCTTCGTAGCGAGATTGCTGACGAGGATAAAGAGGAGTTGCGCTCAAGGTTTCGTGGGAATATTGGACGTGTTGGTTCGGTAGGCGTGATTTCATCTGACGATGGTGCCGACTTCGTTGATACTGCTGCCAGCCCACGGGATGCGGCATATATTCAAATGCGTACTGTTACAAAAGAGGAGATTCTAGCGGCATTTGGTGTACCAGAGTCGATTATTGGTAACTCCTCAAATAGAACATTCTCTAACGCCATGGAAGAGGGCAAGGTGTTCTGGATGGAAACGATGTCACCCCACTTGGATTTGATTGCTCGTTCATTTGATAGACTTGATGACACCTACTTCATTGATTTCGATACGTCAAACGTCCCCATCCTTGTTCTTGCAAAACAGGAGCGTGAGCGTCACTATTTGACAGAATACCAGCAGGGTCTCATTAGCACCAATGAGTACCGAGAGGCGTCTGGAAGAAAGAAAGTTGTTTCAGACATTGCTGACTCGTTGTTGTCTAACCCCAACCAGACACCAATTGCCAACACAGAAAAGCCAATGAATGAGGGGGCAGACGTTCAGGGAGGCGTTCCCTTAGACGTGCAGGCTTCAGAAGCACAGCAACAGCAGGTCACAGAATTTAGTCCGGAACAAGGGGCATTTGTTCCCACGGGGACGGTTCAAGGGACACAGCGGATTGAGGCTAGCGCCGCTCAAGTACCTAGTGAGTTAAGTGAAGCGGAGGGTGAGCAGAGCCGCCCTTTACAAAATCAATCTCCTTAGTAGATAGCCAAACTAATTTAAGTCTTTTGCCTACTTGGGAAGAGAAAACACTTTATCGTGTAGATTCGATGGAAGACGAAGTGTCTTCGGCTTTAGAGGAAATTTTTGATACACAAGAGCAATTAGTTTTAGATAGATTGAATAGCGACGAAGGTAAGGCCCTTTTTGGCGCTGGCGCTGTAGCGGGAATCCTTTCTGTGTATATGCTGTCTCTTCAGACAAACCAACTAGTTGAGGCAATGGGCGCAGTTTATGACAAGGCCATTTCTGACAATATCACCGAGGGTTATGGACGACAGGTAAGTGGTGAAGAGCGATCCGCTGCATTAGCAAATCAGGCATCTGTAGTTAACTCTTTCAATTCCACGACTCGTGATCAAGTTATTGCAGCACTTGGTGTCGCAGCAGCACTTACTGACGAAGATGGCAGAGATGTTGACATTGCTCTCAAAGTCGCTTTAGCCTATTCTTTAGTTAAAAGTGTTTTCAATAAACTGCGATCAAAGCGTAAGCCTTTAATTATTGATTCTGCTGTATTAGGTCCGTACAATCAGGGCTTACAGGATTCCGTAAAGGAGTCAAGGGACGGTTTAAGTGTTTATAAGCAGTGGGTGTCGCTTCGTGATGAGCGTGTTCGGACCGATCATCGCAAGTTACACGGGGATAAAGTACCTGTAGGTTCCGCATTTTTCGTGGACGGTGTGGCTATCAGGTTCCCTAAAGACCCTCTTGCTCCGCCGCCGCTGACTATAAACTGTAGGTGTGTATTAAAGTTCGGCGTATAATTATATAAAAAGAAAATAGCATGTTTATATAAACACTTCATCATCATCTACTGGAGGGGTGTATCATATGAATGTTGCAATGGTACTTAAGGAGAGTCATGACTACTCTAGTTTCACAAAATCAAGCATCAGAAACCGACGAGGCTTTTGATTTTAAGGCTATTTCAGGCCAAATCGGGATTGATAAAGCGCAAGGAATCGTAGAAGCGTTCGTATCAGGCATCGGTAATAAAGACTCAGTTGGGGATATTGTTATCTCCGGCGCATTTTCTGGTTCCTTAAAGCGTCGCAAGCCTAGAGTTGTATGGGGTCACGACTGGAATCAACCAATCGGTAAAGTTATTGAAATCTATGAAGTACCCAAGACTGACCCCCGGCTTCCTGATAAGATGAAGCAGGCAGGAGTAGGTGGGCTATTTGCCAAGGTTCAGTTCAATTTGAACACAGAGCGTGGCCGTGAGGCTTTTGCTAATGTTGCTTTCTACGGGCATGACCAAGAGTGGTCTATTGGTTACAAGACTTTAGACGCTGACTTTGATGCAGTTAAGCAGGCTAACATTCTCAAAGAAGTTGAACTTTATGAAATTTCACCAGTGCTGCACGGGGCCAATCAGTTGACCGGCACCATTTCTGTAAAAGATGACGAGAAAAATGCACAAGCAAAGGAAGTCACAATCACAATGAATGATTATAAGGGCGGGGCGTCAAACGACGTAGATGCCATGTCGTCCATGATGGGACGCTTGATATCTCGTGCGTTGAATAAGCCTGTACAGATTTTAAACATTGAAGACAACAACGTTATTTTCCAGACCGGTGAGGACATGGTGTGGATGGCGACATTTTCCACAGAAGGAGATCAGATAGCGTTAGGTAAGCCAACTCGTGTTAAGCCTACTATGACTTACGCTCCAGTAGGAGAGGGTGCTCCTCCCGCAATGATGGTTAAAGAGCCAGAGGCCAAAGACGCCGATGAGCCTGAAGGTATCCGTGACGGTAATAATGAAGAGGGTACTTGGGCTACTCCTGATATCGCTCTGGCGTGGTCAAAGACTTTCGGTTGCTCCGGTTGGCACTCGCACGGAGGTGGTTTCCTGCCGTGTGAAACACATGCCGAGTACTTGGAGGCTGTGGAAAAGTTTGACGGTAACGCAAACATCAACTCACATAATAACTACCTAGCAGGGGTTAGTGTTGAAGAGTCCAAGAGTGGCTGCTCATGCGATAGCGTAAAGGGTGGCGACTATGACGATGATCAGCGCCGCTCGTATGGGGACAAAGATCACTTGAAGGACCCAATGACTCTGCTACTTATGGCATACAACGAGATGCTTAAACTTCGTGGCGCTGGCGAATTACGTGAGGCGACTCTAGGTCTTATTGACGAAGTTGAGAAGTTCTTGACTTCAGCACCAATGTCTCTTCCTGCCGAGCAGAATGAGAAGATCACGTCTGGCTTTATCGTACATGTCAAGTGTGCTGATAGCCATGCGTTTGATGTCAGCAAGGCTATGGTGGATGTGCCGGTTTTTGCCTTCAAAACAATTGATGGTGTCGATCTACACTTTTCCACTAAGATGAATCACGAGGAACTGATGATTAAGGTCGCTAGCGCTTTAGCCAACCTTGAGTTCGATCCTCAGATTTCTATTACCCAGAACACAGACCTTGACACCGATAACGGTGTTGAGTAGTATACTCTTTGAAGGATTTAGGAGTTCAAAAAATGAGTGAAAACATGAATGACGATCTTAAGAAGTTTGAGGATATGGATGCTCTGCTTTCTTCTGAGGAAAAGAGTGCTAATGTGGACGAGAAGGGCGCACCTTCTGTATTCATGACTGACATTCGATTCAAGGAGTCTGTCGATGCTGGTGAACTCTTAGACGAGGCCGCATTTTCCGTTCTTGATGAAGAAGATCAAAAAGGATACGAGATGATCAATGTCATGAATGAGGAAACTAAGGAGCCAATGGGCTGGATGTTCCGTTTCAAGGCAGAAGATGATTCTGAGGAAGAGGATGCTGAGGCAGACGTTTCTGGCGACGCAGAGGTAGAAGAAACCGCTGATGAAGTTTCTGGCGAGGAAGATGCAGAAGAGAAGTCGGTGGACAACTCTGTTGTAAGTGAAAAGGCCGCTAAGATCATGTCTATGATGAATCCGGCCACCGTTGATAAGCCCTCTATGTTCCTAACTGACACTCGTTTTAAGGAAATGATGGAAGAAGGCGAACTTATTTCATCAGAAGATTACGACGGTCTAGATGAAGACGCTAAGTCCGCATTCGAGGAAGTTGCGGTTTACGAAGAGGGTACAGGGAAGGGCTACGGTATGAGTTACCGTCGCCGTAGCCCAATGGAAGTTGTTGCCATGCGCAAGATGGCCGATAATGGCGAAAAGGCTGAAGATGGCGAATCAAATGTGGACATGTTTGACACTGAGGCAGAAGCGATTGAGCGTGCCGCAGTTCTAGGTTGCGAGGGTGTGCACCGTGCTGGCGTTAAGTTCATGCCATGCGCCACGCATGAAGAGTGGCTTGATTTGGCTAAGAGCGATGTTGACGAGACTCCAGACGCTGCTCCTGCTCCCGCTGCTCCTACTGCTCCTGCTGCTCCTGCTGCTGCAGGCGGTATGAAGTCTGAAGAGGACTTCTTGTGCGGATTCCAACGCAAGTCGGTTAATCAGCCTTGCGAATTCTGCCACGGTGGCTGCTCACCCGAAGATGGTCTCCCCGGATTGGGTGATATTGAATCGCAAGTTAAGAGTGCCTATGAAGGCTCTGAGGTTGTGGGTTCGGGCTATTCAGTTGCTGACGACATGTTCGTTGTTGATGTTAAGCGTGCTGATGGCTCCTGTATTGAAGTTTTCCTTTCCGGTGATGGTCAGGAACTGGGTTGGTTGAAGATTGATGAGAATGCGCTTGAGGGCAAGTCGCTTGAGCAGATTAACATCATTTCTAAATCTGACGCAGAGCAGGCCGCTGTCACAGCATTCGCATATATGGATGTTGAGGCAAAGGGAGAAGTCATGGGTGTTATGGTTGACGTTTTCGCTGATGAGGACGTATATGTTGTTGAGGTTGAGGCTAGCGAAAAGAGTTACGACTTCTTCATCTCCGTTGAGGGCAAGGTTCTTGGCTATGACGAATATGACCTCATTGACGAAGTTAAGTACGAAATGACCGAAGAGGACGAGATTAAGGCATTAGAGGCTGAACTTCAGATTAAGCGAATGTATTCACGTGAACAGCGTGAGTCGATGTCAGAGTCTGGTGAAGCAATGCCTGACGGTTCATTCCCTATTGCTGATGAAGCCGATTTGCAGAATGCAATTCAAGCACATGGGCGTGCAAGCGACGTTGAAGCCGCAAAGGCTCATATTACTAAGCGAGCAAAAGAACTTGGCCTTGAAGACATGATCCCAGAAGACTGGTCGATGGACTCTGGGCAGGAATCAGGCGACGAAGAGAAGTCACTTGACGCTGATATTGTAAACGCCCTTCAAGAATTCCAGAGTTTGATGGAGGAAGGGCTTTCCTGAGCGGAGGCTTAAATGACTCCATCATCCGTTGCGAAAAGAGTCATATTAGCAAACGAAGCGTTGCTAAATATTGGAGCGACTGCGTTTCTTGGTAGCACGGCACACAAAAAGCCTGTAGAATATGTAGATGAGGACGGCTTAATTCACGTCTTTGAGCCGCTTAAGAATGACGGGGACTCTAATGACGATTGACGTTAAAGAAGTAGTGGGTGTTCCACAGGAAGCAATTACTGGTGAAGTTCTCCGTGGGCGTGGTCCTCGTCGTGGTAATCTAGAGAAACTGATAAAGTACTGGCGTCCAATAATGAAGAAGCCGGGGGGCTTTCGACGCTGTGTTATAACACTAATGGACAAGCCCCAGTTTGGTGGCAAGCCTCAGCGTATTTGCGCATGGCTTCACCATGAGATTACAGGGAAGTGGCCAAACGAAGGAAATCACCATGGTCGCCGTGGTGGGAAGCGTAGAAGTGTCCGCAGAAGTGTACGTACTGGTGCACGCAGGGCGAAGTCAGCATACGTTCCACAGGAAATAACTGATGTCTCTGCGTTTAGGTTAGTTGTTCGGCAGTCTCGTGATTTCAATGGGGTTTTAGTTCAACCCATTGCAGGTAGACAAAATGCTGTCGATCTTAAGGCCGCTTTATTTGCCACGTCTTCCATGCGTGTACCCATGTCTGACGGTCTTGAGGAGAAGAGAGTAGGAATATTTGGTAGCAGTTCGGGTACCGCTCAGGGTATTCAGGCTGTTGGTACTATGCTTGCTCCGGGTGACTTGTCTGATGTGCGTAGTCCTGTGCGATCACAGATTTATGAGACGCTGACTCCGGGGGGTGGGCGTGGTCTTCCAAGCGCTCGTGGTATGGGTCGTCGTCTGTTGAGTGGTGCTGGACGTGGGGCACGTAATCAGTACCGTTGTCCTCCGGGTTTTGAAAAGGGCGGCACGTTTACCAATTCTCAGTTCAGCACTTGCGGTGCTCAGATTTTAGGTATCCCTAAAATTGGTCCCGGTTCTCCTTCCGCTGGCGCACAGCGTGCTTTGGCCCAGTTAGCGAGGAATGCTACGTTGGTGCGGGAGATTGGTGATCTTCGTCAGAATAGGAGCGCTTACGATATAATTCGTGCTGCTCAGATTCCTGTTGCTCCAAAGAAGGGTAGTCCCACTAGACGAGAGACTTCTGTAGATTTAGTTCTTTCTCGTATTGCTGAGAGTGATTTTTCCGCTAGGACAGTGCGACGTGATGGAGTTATTCTTGAGCCGGTTGTTTCTGTTGCTGCTCTAGGGAAACTTGACGAGTTTGATGACCTTGTTGACGGTTCTTTAATTGATGTTTATACTTCTGGCCAGATTGGTAGGGAGGCTTTCCCTGCGCTTTCTACTGGACTTCGTGATGTTTATATTGGGTTCCCTGAAATTGGTGCATTAAAGATTAGCCGAGTTGGTGGCGAGTTGTCACCTGAAGAAATTGATAGTTTACGCAGAGTTTTCCCAACTTCTATTCGGCGGGCCGCTGATCTGCCTGATCCTTCTGCCGCTATTTACGAGTATGTTACTAATTCTTCAGGAAGGTTTGAAGTTTCATTTGGTCGTGTAACTAATAACAGTTACAAGCCGGTAAAGGCTGACAATGAGTTGATTCAGGTTGTTGCGGCTGGTGGGAAAATGTTTACAGTTCCTCGCTGGGTGTATGAAACGTTCCTGTCTCGCTCTGCACCACGCCGTGCAAAGGACGCTCCAGTATACGAGATTTCCGGTGAAGCAAAGTCATTGAATCCTTTCTTTGTTTCTACTAAGACTGATACATTTGTAAATGTTCATAACTTGAATTACAAAAAGAGTATTGAGGCCCGTACAAATATTTTTGTACAATCTGTAGATCAGGCTAATTACGACTTTAAAGCCCGTAAGAAGCCTAAGGTTATCACTAGTGGTCGTACTCGTGCTATCTTTGACACAAACATCAGCAGGTATCGCTGCCCTCCGGGCACTAGGTATGGTGGTCGTATTAGTGACAAGTTTGGTCGAAATTGTGGCTATTCTTTGAATAGGCGTGTAATTAATGGTCTGGTTGATTTAGGCATAACTATTGAAGACGCTATGGATAGGCGCAAGCGTCGTCGGGATGTAAAGCCCGGAGATGGTGGGAGCCGTTTAACTCCTGATACCAAGTCCAAGTTGTCTGAAGCAACAACTCGCCTAGATGATACTATGGGCAAATTGTCTGATGTTTTTGATAAGACTGAAGATAGGCGTCCGGGTAGGCTTGGAAGGACGCTAGGGGAGCAGGTTTCCGATGCTGATTTAACTGACGAGGAAAAAAATCTTCTAAATGGCGAAGAGTTTGCTGATGCTCTTGAGAATTTACGTGATGTTGTAAACGGTGACGATTTTGCCGACGCCGATATTTCTGATATCCGCAATGCTTTTCAGCGTTTGGAGAAGGCTGCTAATATTGAGGCTGGTCGAATGACTGATAACCCTCCTAGGGATCAGGACGGTCGTAATATTGGTGCACGAATTGTTGACGCTATCTTGGCTGGTATTGAGAAACTTGGTGAATTGCTGGAGCGCCTTGGTGATGCCATGCAGGGTAATCGGCGTGGTCGTGATCGTCGTCCGGGGGATGGCGATGCCAATGTTCCGGGTGGTCGTCCTCGTGTTCCGGGTGGGCGTCCTCGTGATGACGGAGACGGTCGTCCTCGTGTTCCGGGCGGGCGTCCTCGTGATGAAGGTGACGGGCGTCCCTTTGTTCCGGGCGGGCGGCGTCGTGTTCCGGGAGAGGCGACGAGCGACGAGGATAGGCGTCGTATGGCTAAAGAAATCCGAAACATGTCGGATGAAGAATTGCTAAGGTCTCGTGA